AAATGTCACAAGTAGGTGCTGACTTTGGTAACAGCATTATGGGCGCAAAACTTGCGGCTACACAAGCAGGATTAAGTTTAGAAACCTTTCAACAAGTTATTACAAGTAATTCAGAATCATTGGCTTTATTTGCAGGAGGTGCCAGTGAAGGTGCAAAACGTTTTGCTCAAATTAGTGGACAGATTCAAAAAACAATGGGACCACAGTTTAGTAAACTTGGTATGACAATGGAAGAAACTGCGGAGTATACAGCAGACTATCTAGAAATGCAAACTAGTTTAGGTAGAGCCCAAAAAATGTCTAACAGACAATTGGAACAAGGAATTGCTAGTACTGTTTTGGAAGTAGATAAACTTGCAAGAGTAACAGGTAAACGTAGAGATCAGATCATGGCTGAAATGAAAGAGAACATGGCTGACAAACGTTTGAAACTTATTTTCAATACGATGGAAAAAGGTGCACAAGAAAATCTTAATGGTGTATTAACAATGATGGGAAGTGCGAGCCCGGATCTAAAAGATGCTATTACTGAAATGGTTGCAACAGGAGGTGTTCCACTAAACGAAATGGGTCAAGACTTAGTACGTTTAAATCCACAACTTGCGGCAATGTCAGCAGGACTTAAAGACGGTACTGTAACACAAGATCAGTTTATGGCTGAGATTAGAAAAACTGCCGAAATGGCAGACAATCTATCTGATGCACAGAAACAACAGTATTCAACACTACAAGCAATGGGTAGTAGTGTTGGTAGTGCTATTATTGAAATCATCGGTATGAAAGAAGCAGGCAAATCCTTAACACAAGCACAAAAAGATCAACTAGCCGCATTTGAATCAAGAGAAAAAGCAACAGCAGACTTTGAACGTGTGTTGCAAGAAACAAAAAACAAAATTTATGATTCATTAATTAAATCAGGAATCTTTACAGAAATTTCTGAGATAATGGGATCATTTACTACTTGGTTAGCAAGTCCAAATGGTACAAAGCGTATTGAAGAATTTACAAACAGTATTTCAACTAAGTTTAAAGAATTATTAGAAGCATTTAAGTCAGGCAACCTTATGCAATATATTAAAGATATGTTGGCAACCGGTCTTTCTGGACTAGGTGGAATGATTGGAAAATTAATAGGCGGAATATTTAGCGGTGGCGGAGATGACGAACAACAAGATGGACCTCCAGGAACTGGAGAAAAGAAAAAAAGTGGCGGCCTATTTGTAGGACTTGACGGTGCATTAGAAAAATTAGCAGGACTTGTAGCAGTAGGTGGTGTAGTTTATCTTGCTATTAAAGGCTTCCAATCATTGTTAGCAGGATTTGGTAGTCCGATGGTAATACTCGGTGCAGGTGTATTAGCAGGATTGTTAATTGGTACAGGGGCGGCAATTAAACTTGCAGGTGACGGAATCAAGTCAGCAGGAGAAGGTGTTGAATCAGTAGCGGCAGGTGTAGAACGTATGGCCGCAGTTAAAGACACTGCTAAGTTAACAGATATTGCAACTGCATTAGGAGACCTAGGAAGTGCTATGCTTAAATTTGCTGGAGCAGATTTAATTTCAGGTATAGGTAGTTTGTTTGGTGGTGATAATGTATTTGATACAATGGTCGAAGGTATTGGCAAGTTTGCTAAAATTGATGCAACAGCAATTACAAATGTAGCGGCATTATCAAAGACAGGATTATCTGATCTCGGTGATGCAATGATTAAATTATCAGCAGGCGGCATCATAGATAGTATTGGTAGTTTCTTTGGAGCAAAATCGCCATTTGAAAAAATGGTTATAGGTATTAATGAATTTAGCAAAATTGATGCAGTAGCAGTAGCAAACCTAACAGGATCTGCTAGTGGACTTGAAAACTTGAAATCATTTACAGATGATTTAGATGCAGATGGTGTTAAAAGTTATGCTAAAGCATTAAAAGAATTGGCTGAATCTATGGCAAAACTGAATACAGTGCTTGCAGATTCAAATACTAAGAGAAAAGAAAGCGGTTATTCAGTTTCTGACTTACTCAAATCTGAAGGCGGATTAGGCGGTTCTGGTATAAGTAATAGTACATTGGAACAACTTATGCGAACTAACAATACATTGCTAGGAAAAATCCTAGAGAAAAACCCAGAGAGTGCATATTAAGGATAAAGAATGAGTTGGAAAAAATATTTCACACCAGTACCAACAGGAGATAATCCAGGCGGAAATTATAGTCCTCTAGGTGGTGGTAGAGGGGGAAGTGGCAGTGCAGGCCCGGCACGTACAAACTATAGTTCATATTTGCCAGATGTATACGTAGGTGCTCCTAATAGAGTTGAGCGTTACGGACAGTATAACACAATGGACCTTGACAGTGAAGTAAATGCCGCACTAGATATTTTAGCAGAATTTTGTTCACAAAAGAATTCACAAAACAAAACACCTTTTGTATTAGACTTTAAGAAAAAAGCAACTACATCAGAAACAACAATACTACAGCAATATCTACAACAGTGGAATAAAATACAAAAATTTGATACACGTATGTTTAGAATTTTGCGTAATGTGTTTAAGTATGGAGATCAATTCTTTATTAGAGATCCAGAAACTAAAAAATTATTTCATGTTGATTCGGCAAACGTAGCAAGAATTATTGTTAACGAATCAGAAGGCAAAAAGCCACAGCAATATGTAATTAAAGATTTTAATTTAAATTTTAAAGACATGGTTGCAACAACACCTTTCCAAACTAATGGAAATGTTACAGGCGGCGGCGATGGTTACTTAACAGGTGGCGTTCGCGGCATGGTAGGAAGTGTACCTAAACAAAGCGGAAGCAGATTTCAAGAAGGCGAAGGCGAAGTTGCTATTGATGCAGAAAATGTTGTACACCTAAGTTTATCAGAAGGATTAGATAATAATTTCCCATTTGGTAATTCATTATTAGAAACTATATTTAAAGTATACAAGCAAAAAGAATTGCTTGAAGATGCGATTATTATCTATCGTGTCCAACGTGCGCCAGAGCGCAGAGTATTCTACGTTGATGTGGGTAATATGCCATCGCATTTAGCGATGCAGTTTGTTGAAAGAGTTAAGACGGAAATACATCAAAGACGTATCCCATCGTCAACAGGCGGAGGCACAAATGTCATAGACAGTTCATACAATCCGTTGTCAATTAACGAAGATTACTTTTTCCCACAAACAGCAGAAGGGCGTGGATCTAAAGTTGAAACACTTCCGGGTGGTACTAATCTAGGCGAAATTGACGATCTTAGATACTTTACTAATAAGTTAGTACGTGGGTTACGTATTCCTTCAAGTTATCTACCTACAGGAGCAGATGATTCAGCCGCACAATACAACGACGGTAGAGTAGGTACAGCATATATTCAAGAACTACGTTTTAATACGTATTGTGAAAGATTACAAGGATTATTAATTGAAGATCTAAATCAAGAATTTAAAAGATATTTACTTGAGAAGGGCGTAAACATTGATACAGCAATGTTTGATATTAGATTCCAACCACCACAAAACTTTGCGGCTTATAGACAAAGTGAAATTGATAATGCACGTATTCCAACATTTACACAAATGAGTGCAATACCTTATGTATCAAATCGCTTTGCAATGAAACGCTACTTAGGTCTTAGTGAAGAAGAACTTACTGAAAACGAAAGACTATGGCGCGAAGAGAATGACGAAAATATCACACCTCCACCAACAGACGCAGGCGGAGAACTTAGAGGCGCAGGAGTTAGCGGAGCAGGCATTGATGCAGATATGGCTGGTATGGAAGAAGAAGTACCAGGCGGCGAAGCACCAATTGATGGAGGTGCTACAGATGCACCTGACACTGCTACTGGTGGCGAAGGCGTACCTCAAGAAGGCGCAACTGACATAACGGTATAAATAACAGTATGATACTTAGAGAATTATTTTATTTTGACAAAGAAACACTTGAACCTGTAGAGGACAAGAGTTATTCTGCTAGAGATGATCAATCTCCTGTAGACTTTGATTCAACACGTAAAACAAGACTCACACTTCGCCAGATTAATCGCGCAAGATTAGCCGCAGACGTACATAAAGAAGAGCAAGTCAAAGACTTGCATTTTGTAAGACAAATGTATGGCATCGCGGCAAACGCAGAGGCCGGCGGAGTATGATAATTGAGCATAGCCTTTGTATTAGGTAACGGCATAAGTCGTAAACGAATACCTTTAGAACCCCTTAGAAAATTTGGAACCATTTATGCCTGTAATGCAGTGTATAGAGAATTTAAACCTGACTATCTTATTGCTGTAGATACTAAGATGGTAAACGAAATTGTGCAATATAGATATCAGCACGAAGGGCAAGTTTGGACGAACTACAATAAATCATATGAAAAATATAGTGGACTTAATTATTTCAAACCTAGTAAAGGTTGGAGCAGTGGTCCTACAGCATTAGATTTTGCAAGCGATCACGGGCACGATACAATATACATATTAGGCTTTGATTATCAAGGCATAGGTCCAGAGCATAAACGTGTAAACAATTTGTATAGTGGCTCCCCAAATTATAAACGTGAACATGATACATCAACGTATTATGGCAATTGGTTACGCCAAACTACAACAGTAATGCAGAAAAATTCTAAAAAGAGATATATAAGAGTAATAGCAACGGAAAAAAGTTTTATACCAGAACCGTTTGAAAACTTTGCGAATATTTCGCACATTACAGTGGAAGATTTAGCAAAATCTTTCAATTTTTCGTTGAATCCGTAAAAATGGCTCATTTTGAGCCTATATCTACGTACTTTTCTTAATAAATAGTAAATATTAATGACAGCCTTACCGTAAGGTAATTTTATTTAAATCAGGAGACAAAAAATGGCAGATCTAAACAAGTTCGAGACAATGCTCGAAAAACTAGTCAATGAAGATCGTGCTGGAGCAGAAGAGTTGTTCCACGAGATCGTAGTTGAAAAATCAAGAGAAATTTATGAAAACCTACTAGAAAATGATCTAGAGGAAACTGAAACTGACAAAGAGGTTGATGAGTCAAGTGACGACGAAGAAACTAAAGAGTCAGATGACAAGGAAGTTGATGAGTCAGACGAAGACTTAGACGAAGCAACTGACGAAGAAGTCGACGAATCAAGCAAAGATGAAGAAACTAAAGAAGGTTTTGACATGAATGAGTTTGAAGTAGAACCAATGCCAGAAGCAGATCCAGCAGACGATATGATGGCTGATTTGGAAATGGGCGACGATGAAGAAGGTGAAGACGATGCTCCAGAGGGCGACGAAGACCTAGAAGATCGTATGGTAGACTTAGAAAAAGAATTAGACGACTTACGTCAACAGTTTAATGACGAAATGGGCGGCGGCGACGACGAAGGTGACGACGAAGACGCAGGCGACATGGGTGACATGGCTGATGACGAAGAAGGTGACGATTCGGAAAACGAAGAGTCATTTGATCTTGGCGTAGAAGAAGCGACAGACGAAGAAGTAGACGAAGCATCGAAAGATGAAGAAGTTGCAGAAAAGTCTGAAACTGAAACAA